CGGTTCCAGGTTCGGTCCATGAGCCCTCCGGGCACCGAAGTCGCTGAGGAGCCGGTTGCGCCTGTCGCGCAGCCAGCAGCGTCGGTAGCGCCGACTGCTGCCGCGCCACAGGCCGAGCCTGTCGCCGCGCCAGTCGCGCCGATCGCGCTGACGGCGCCCGAAGGCGCACAGGTTGACCCCTCCTACTTGGCGCTGGTCACCGAGCGCGCGAAATCGCTGGGACTCGACGGCACTGGCGCGCAGAAGATGCTCGAGGCCGAGCTGGCACACAAGACGCAGCAGGTCGCGGCGTGGGGTGCAGAGATTCAGGCAGACCCCGAGTTCGCTGGTGGCAAGCTCGAGGAGGCGCGGCAACACGCGCGCCTGGCAGTCGAGCGCATCTGGGGCGCGCCGTTCCTCGACGTGCTCGACAAGTCCGGCCTCGGCAACTACCCGGCCTTCTTCAAGGGTCTCGCCAAGTTCGGCAAGACGCTGGGCGAGCCGAACGCACCCACGATCGGCGCACCCACCAAGCGCACGCGCAAGTTCCCCAACTCAACGTCCATGTACAAGGACTCGGAGTAGCAACCCATGGCGACGCTAGGCACCGACATTCTGACGATGGCGGAGTTCAGCAAGCGCACCGATCCCGACGGGACGCCCGCGCAGATGGCCAATGTGCTCACGCAGGAGTGCCCGTTCCTGAAGGACGCGCCGATCCTGCCCAGCAACATGATCGCCAGCCACCGCAGCACCGTGGTCACCGGCCTGCCCGTCGCCAACCGGCGCCGTCTGAACGCCGGCACGCCGGCCAGCCGCGGCACGACCGCGCAGGTGACGGACAGCATCACGATGTACGACTCCTGGAGCGTGATCGACGCCAAGGAGCTCGAGATCGTGGGCGACGCCGAGACGCACAGGAGCAACGAGGTCGACCTGCACATGGAGTCGATCGCGCAGCTCGTGGACGACGACATCGTGTACGGCAGCGAGACGGACAGCGACCTGGAGTTCAACGGCTTCATGTCGCGCCCGTCCCTGAACGCGCTCTCGAGCAAGCAGGTCATCAATGCCGGTGGCTCCGGCTCGGACAACGCGAGCGTGCTGCTCGTCGGCTGGTCGCCGCAGAAGGTCTACCTGGTCTACCCCAAGAACAGCCCCTACGTCGGCATCAAGCACAAGGACTGGGACGCCGAGCCGGTCATGGAGGGCACGACCGACATCGCGGCCTCCACGATGGAGGCGTACCGCGACCACCTGTGCGTGGAGCTGGGACTGGTCGTCAAGGACGAGCGGTTCGTCTCGCGCGTGGCGAACATCGACATGTCGGACCTGACCACGTTCGGCGGACAGCAGGCGTTGACCGATCTGGACCAGGAGATCGTGCCCGCGATGATCCGGGCGACGCACCGCATCCACTCGCTGACCAACTGCCGGCCGGTGTTCTACATGCCGCGGTCGGTGTACGAGTTCCTCGACATCCACTACGTCGCGCGCACCGGCGTCAACGTGTTCAAGTACTCGGACGTGGCGGGCGAGAAGATCGCCACCTTCCGCAACATCCCGGTGCGCATCTCCGACCGCATGATCTACGCCGAGCCGGCGGTGGCCTGACCCCCTGAGCCCCTGACAGAAGGACGCAACCAACATGGCGATCTTGGACAAGGAGCTGCTGTTCACGGGAACGGCGGCGGCGCCGGACCAGGCGATCACCGCGACGGCCATCTCGACCAACGTGTACGACACGGGGCCGCTGGCAACCGGAAACGCCGGCATCGACTGGGGCGTGGGCATTCCGCTCGAGTTCTCGGTGCTGTGCACCGTCGCCATGACCGATGCCGGTTCCGACTCCACGGTCACGGTCACGGTCGAGACGGACGACAACGCCGCGCTCTCATCGGCCACGGTGATCGAGACGTTCCCGGTGTTCGCGGCCCTGTCCGCCATCGGCGCGCGCCGTCGCCTCACGGTGAACATCGGCCTGGCCTGGGAGCGGTTCATTGGCCTGCGCTTCACCGTCGCCAACGGCAACCTCTCGACCGGCAGCTTCCGCGGCTGGGCGGCCCCGCTGGGTCACAACAGCGCGCTCAAGAAGTTCGCCATCGGCAGCAACTTCTTCTAGCCATGAGGTTTCGCGCTCACGAGATTCCGAACCGGCCCTGGACTGGCATCACGGTCAAGAAGGACGACCAGCACGCCATCGTCAAGGACGGGAAGGTCACCTACGGCTACGGCAAGGTCTTCCCGAACGAGGAGTTCGAGTTGGACCGCCGATTCTGGCACGACCCTCCGCGCTGGGCCGATCCGGTGGACGACGAGGCGAAGGCACTCATGGTGAAGGTCACCGCGGAGCGCGAGGCGCGCCGGGTCGAGAAGGAGGCGGAGGCCGAGGCCGCCAGCGCGACGATGGAGGTCGTGGCCGAGGCGACGAAGCACGCGCGCAAGAAGCGCATGGGCGCGAAGCACGCCAACACCGCGAGGCCGCGCCAGCCGGAGCCATCGGAGGCGTGAGCCGCGCAGACTGAGGAAGCCCGATGGCATGGACCGAGATCAAGGTGTGCAACATCGCTCTCGGCCGCATCGGTGTGATGCGTCAGCTCACGTCGGTTGATGACACGGTTGCCAGCCTCGGTGACGACACCGACGAGGAGCGCGCCGCCACGCTGCTGTACGAGGCCGTGCGCGACAGCCTTCTCGAAGGCTTCCCGTGGGCGCGCGCGGTTACGCATGTTGCCCTCGCTCAGGTGAGCGACGGCACCGGCCAGGTCTGGGAGGACCTGTGGGACGCGGCCTACACCTACCCGGCAGACGCCCTGCTCATCCGCGGCTTCATCTCGCCCGTGGGCAGCAGTGCACCGGTGATCGGACAGCTCCAGTACGAGTGGCAGTCGGCGCCGACTCGCTGGGCCATCGGGACGCACGGCGGCCTGCCGGTCATCTTCGCCAACGTCCAGGAGTCGGAGGCGAACGTCGAGTACATCCGCAAGAACACAGACCCCGACGAGCTGGGCCACAACTTCAACATGGCCCTGTCCTGGGCGCTGGCCGCGGAGTTCTCCCTGGCCCTGCAGGCTGATGCGAGCAAGTCGGCCATGGCGCAGCGAATGGCGCTGCTGTGGTCCAGCATCGCTTTCCGCGTCTCCGGCAACGAGCAGAACAAGGGGCAGCAGCCCGACGGGGATTGGGTGTCGGTGAGGGCGCACTGATGCCCTCCGTGATGCAGCGGTCGTTCTCGGGCGGCGAGCTGGCGCCGTCGCTGGCTGCACGCGCTGACCAGTCCAAGTACTCGACGGGCGCCGCGCTGATCCTCAACTTCCAGGTCATGCGCCACGGCGGCCTTACGACCAGGCCGAGCTTCGAGTGGGTCGCGGCGACCAAGAACAACAACATCTACGCGAAGCTGTTCACGTTCATCTTCAACGACGAGCAGAGTTACGCGCTCGAGATCGGGTTCGACGCCGACTACACCGACGGCTCCGGCGCCTCGGCGCCAACCGGATACATGCGCGTGGTGCGCGACGGAGGACAGATTGTCGTGCCGGCGCAGACGGCATGGGCGGATGCGACGCCCTACGCGGTCTCTGACCTCGTGAGTCAGGGCGGCTTCAACTTCTACTGCAAGGTCGCGCACACGAGCACCACGAGCATCGAGCCGACCGACGCGGCCGGCGCGGTCTACTGGCACAAGATGGAAGCCAACCCGGCCGTGGCGGGAGGGTCGATCTACGAGATTCCGGCCCCATGGGCGGCAGCCGACGTGAAGTTCGTGTACCCGGAACAGTCAGCCGACGTGGTGTGGATGTGCTGCCGCAACACCGAGACGCTGGACGACTACCCTCCGCACCAGCTCGTGCGCTTCGACCACGACGACTGGGAGCTTCCGATCGTGACGGTTATGCCGTCGATCCTGGCTCCCGTGTTCGATGGCACGCCGCTGACCGGAGCCGGCATCGGCACGGGTGGCAAGACGGCCCGTTACGTCGTCACGGCGATCAAAAAGGACACGTTCCAAGAATCGTTCCCGGCGCACCTGGCCACAACTGTCGGCCCGGACACCGTGGCGTCCGCTGGCGCGTCCGACATCAAGGTGGCGTCGGTGGCCCACAATCTCACGACCGGCGACTACATCGGCATCGCGGCCCTGGCGATCCTGGGCGCCAACGTTCCGAACACGCTGTTCGAGATCGTGGTCACGAACGCCGTGTTCCGCGTGACGGTGCCGAACGCCAACGAGTTCACGCTCGACGGCACCGCCGGCATCACCTACGTCGCCAACAGCTACAGCGTCACATGGGCGCGCGCCTTTGCTGAGAGCACCAATGCCACAGTGCCACCTACGGAGGCGCTGCCCATCATCGTCCACTGGACGGCCGTGGCAGAGGCGAGCGAGTACTCGATCTACCGCATTGAGAACGGCGTCGCGGGGTTCGTGGGCACATCGACGACCAACAACTTCACCGACGACGGCATCGAGCCCGAC